GGACTCCATAAAGAACAGCTAAAATCAGCAGGTGGAAACATCGCTCCAGTAACCATCTCATTAATCGCATCGTTAATGCAAATATGACTATTAACCTTGCCAACTAATTGCTCATCCCACCACTTGCACACGTCGCATCGTACAAACTTCGGCGGTATCAGCGACTGTACTCTCATATCTTTATCTGACATAATTTCTTCTTCAAAGAAATCAGTAGGAAATTTAGGGAACATGGTTATATCTCCTTTATTGGTCTGTTTATAGCATTAAATATAATTTCTGTCAAGCCCCTTTGCACAAGGTCGGCGGGGTCTTTCGCTCCATCTTGCCAAGTAACGGTTACTAATTTACCCCGCCAACCCAAGTGATTTACCAAATTCATACCTGTTTTTCCTTCGCCCTTATCAGGTATCACCAATATCGGTTTTCTGCACCATTCCAACATTTCAGGTTTAGTAGATTCCTTGCCCGCCGTCGCCGAACATGATGGTATACCTATTGCAGTCAGAGCAAGCGCATCAAACATACCAAACACCACTACAAGATAATCGGATTCATTTACTAATTTCCAGTTGGGCACATACAGCAGAGCAGGTTGCCCTGTAGGTGTATCAAATCGCATACCCGTACTCATTTGTTTCTGTGGACTTGCTCGCACTACAGCACCAATAAATCTACGCTCTTCAGAATAAACTGGAATAGTGTACCATCCGTCTACATACCCTAAATTTTGTGGGATGATACACTTTTCCACTTTCCTTTGTGATAAGTACTTGGCGAGGGGATCGTAATTTCCCACTAACATAGAATGAGCGGAATAAATTACAGATTCCAATTCATCTATATCAGAAGGAAGTACCTTTTTATAATGTGAATTACCCTCAACTTTTGTCGGGGCAGTCCAACTATTTAATTGATTTAGCAATTTACCAAGAGAACCTTGCTCACCGCACCCATAACATTTGAAGAATGGTGGGTCTGACCGCCAAACCATGAGCGATGGTTTAGAATCGGAGTGGTAGGGGCAGATAGCACTAATATACTTACCATGTTCTTGTACCCCTACCAACAGATTCTCTATTTCCTCAAACTTATTCATTTAGGGCATCATTGTAACAGTTTTTACATATCCCTTATCTCCAACAGTTACCACAAGTTCTTTATCCTTACTCTTTATTAACTTATTTAATTCAGGTAAAATATTATCAGAGTACGGAAAGTCAATATCTTCCAGTGGTACACCCATTTCATGTAAAAGCTCTTCCATACTCCTACTTCCCGATCCAGTTAGCATTATCTTGCCCTCATACTCTGGAGAGTTATCCCGCTTGAAGCAATACCAGTAACTTCGGGCAATCTCAAACCCCGCATAGTCCTTATCCTGTACTTTGAAGATAATCCAAAATTCCAGGTGAGGTGGGTTGCCGAAATTATCTACCTTCTTCTCATAGTAGATTGGGGGTTCATCTTTCTTTCCGCCAAAGTGGTCAAACTTACAGCGATATGCACCTTTAGGCGGGCGGGTTGAACGAATCTTGTTGCCCTCCGCATTTAATCCAACGAAATACTTACCATCTACAACCTTTGTGCCTTCATAGATGTCTTCGGGCAGAATGTTAAAAACTTGGTTATCTTCGTAGTGAATTTTGATTTTATCGGGAGTAACAGTTACTTTCGCCATCCCATCAATTCCTTTTTCGACTAATCTTCGAGCCATTATAAGCCTCCTATTTTGATTGTTTGTTTAATTTGATTAAATGTTCGTTGTCTATTTCATCTACTAGGTCAGCCATATTTGATACAATGGCTTTAAGACCTTCTTCCGTCACAAAATAATTATTACCTTCTACACTCACCTCCTCGTCTGAAATTTCGGTACTTAAATATAAATTTTCTGGTTCGTACAGAACACCATACTTCTTATAAGTTGATCTATCCGGCATTATTGTTTTTATCTTTATATATATTTCCATTTTCATAATTCTCCTTTAAATAAGATAATGTTTTCTCAAATAACTGCATATCTTCACCCCACTTACCAACTGCAACATTACACTTCATACATAGCAATCCCCTAATTTCTCCTGTAATATGATTATGGTCAACTGCTAATCTTCTGCCCTTTCCATTTACTTCTCCACAAATAGCACACACTCCGTTTTGTTTCTCTGACATTTTATTGTAGTCATCTAAAGTTATATTAAATCTATATTTGAATGATTTATTCAACATGCTCTCTGCGTGCTTTGTTCTATATTTTCTTTGTGATTCTTTACTTTTCTCTAAATTATTCTGTCTATATTTTCTTGAATACTCACTATATTTAGTGGGATTATTCTTCTGATGTTGTTTCTTATATGTATCTGCACATATCTTACATTCATTGTGAAGTCCGTCTCCTTGAGATGCGTTCTTATAAAATACATCAATGGATTTCTCTTGTTTACATTTCGTACAAATTCTTGTTTCCATCCCTGTTCCCTATAACAATATCCGCCTACCTGTTTATCCATTAGTCTGTCAGAACTTCGAGATGCTTCAGGTAGACGGATATTTGTGGATAAATTAAAAGCTCTCGAAAGTTCTGACCTTTTAATTATACCACAATTTTGATTTGCTGTCAAGATAGTCATTTACTGCGATCTGGAGTAAACGAATCAATCCTTATCGGTACTAACACCTTCTGCCTCCTTTACAGATACCCATGAATCTTTATACACATATGCCATATTTGAAAAATGTGTCTTGTCTTCTTTCATAACATTTCCAAATGTTAATGCACCATCCTCCCTCATTCCCATATAGTCTGTATTTACATAGAAATGTGTACCACCTTTAAGCGTAACTTCCCATCGTTTCATCTTATGCCTCCTCTTCTTCCTTATCCGTTTCGTCTTCTAATATTTCAATTTCATTCAAGATAGTTGAGCCATCATAGACAGCATTTGCAATTCCATCTTTATGAACCGAAATACTTGTTGAATCAATTTTCACTTTTGTAATTCTATTAAAGACTAAATCTCGTTCATTTGTATTAGCCTCTTTGAAACAGATAGTTACTTTCATTTTGCCTCCAGTTGTTTTATTATCTCATTCCAATCCTTCCTAACCATTCTTTCTATCTTATCCCACATAGAAGAATCATCGTCTTTTGCATATTCAAAATCCGCATTTTCCAAAAATCCAACTAAAGCATTCCCCTTCTCTTTCAAGAATTTTATCTGCTCATTGAGAGCAGATTCAAGAGGACGAGTATTCCATTACTCATCGCTCATCTTTAATCCAAAAGACATTTTACATTTACTATTAGTGCAGGTGGGGATAGATTCTGGAACATCCGCATAACCAGCTACACTTCCACAAAACGGACACGGACATAATTCACTCATTTATGCCTCCTTCAAAATATCAGGAAAATCTGGTAGTGTCGCCCAATGTGTTATACAGAAGTTTATTCCATCCTCTGATTTCAAAATCCATTTAGCATCATATTTATTATAGTAACCTATACCCATGATTAGCGAGGATATGAAACCATTTTCTGCTTTATTAAAAATCACGAGAACATCATCCCATCTTTCAGGTAAAATTTTTCCATTCTTATGCCACTCCATTTATGCCTCCTTTATAATCTGATTTAGAATTATCTCTTCAATACTTGCACCACCAACTATACTTCCTATTATACCACCCTTTTCCTGTAATAGCAAGTGTATCTTCCAATCAATTGTGTTGTTTGCAACCAACTTATAGGAGTTTACAGGATTGGTTTGTCCTATCCTATGTAGTCTGCCTTCCGCTTGCTCCATCTTCGCCATGTTCCATTCCGTTTCCACAAAAAGGATTGTATCTGCTTTCCAAAGGTCTATACCCTCACCCCCCGCTTGTGAAATCACTAACACTCGTGGTAGTGTCTTTTCCTGAAATCGTCTGACTGTATCGGCTCGTTTAGTATTGCTGTCATCCCCCACAATCGTATCACAACCCCACTTACACAATGCTAACTTAATCTCATTGACAACTTCTCGATGATGGCAATAAATTACCAACTTACGACTATCGGAATCAGTTAGGAAATCCTCTGCAAACTCAATGGCATGTTTGACTTTACCTTTTCCCACTAATTGCCGCAAGTAGTTCAACTTGGACAGCGCATTCGGAGTAACGGTTACTTTCCCCTGTTCCTGCAACCATTTCCGCAAATCCCTAACTGCTCGATTATATTCCGCCATCTCAATATCTACGGGCATAACTGTTCGAGTCAGTTCAGGCAAGTCTTTCAATACATCCTGCTTCAATCGGCGGATCATAATGGGTTTCAATATCTCCCGCAATTCAGGAATATTGGTTGCACCATCCACTGTCCAGAATGTTTTGTACCCCATCTTTACCTTTGTTGCACCGGCGTAGCGATTCGCAAATGCCCAGTAATTTGCCCATTTATAGGGATTAAGCGTATTGAGGATATTCCATAATTCAATCGGACGGTTCAGGAAAGGTGTACCTGATAACATCAGTCGTGCTTTGGTATGTACATTCTTGACTGCTTTCCCTCGTTTTGTAGAGCGATTAGAAATGTAGTGAACTTCATCTAATATCATTAAATCAAACCTGAAATTATCTATCTTATTTACAATGTTAGAAAGTAGGTCATAGGACACAATAAATATATCATTCTCTTTATCTATGTCATCCTTACCTGTCTTGATAACAACGGCATCTTTACCCAACCATTTCTTGATTTCATCCTGCCACTTATAAATCACAGATGCAGGAGATACAATCAATATCTTTGTAGTATTAGGGGATTCCTTGATTGCCCATAGTGCTTCGATAGTTTTGCCCAGCCCGCACTCTGACGCATTGATACAGTTGAATCCGTTATTATGAATAAAGTCTACCGCTTCTCCCTGATAGGGATACAGCAAATGGCGATCTTGCTTGACAACTGGATTGAGATTAAAGCGGGCGAGTTTAAGGATATCACCAGAGATAGTGAAGTTATGTTCGTTGCCAAAGGATACAGCTATCTTCGCATACATCGGCGCGGCGGGTAAGTGCCAATAAGTATTATCCCTATCCCATACCCTGCCATAAAGTTCCTTAATCCGTTGTGTCATTCCAACCGAATAAGGGGTACGGATAACTACCCGATTATTTTCAAGAGTGATTGTTCGTTCCATTATACTTCATTGCCCCAAACATCCCAACCTTCTGTCTTTTGTCGAGCAAATAATTCAATCTTTGAATAAGAAGGATAACAGTGTTCAATTAGTTTTCTCGCTTCAATTGGTTTTACAGAATGTCCGCGTGTTGGGGAAGTAAACCAATTATTAACCGCCTTCTCGTGTCTACCTATACTGGGCAATGCACCTCTACTTGATTCAATTAAATGCTCGGTTGCATTTCTTGGATGTCCACCTGCCCCCGTAGGCTTGCACCATGTCCAAAGTTTGTCATATTGGAAACCCCAAAATTTCAATAATCCCAACGCCTCTGGAAGAAATCCATTAGTCGTCCACATAAATAATTTAGATAAATCTTCTGCTATTGACTTAACAGGAAGGGATGCGAGTTCCATCATTGTTAATGTAGGATACTGTAAGGGTTTAGTTCCTATTGAGCCGCTACCTTGCCAACGAATATTCCACGGCGGGTCGGCATAGATGATTTGATATTTCTTATTTGGAAATGGCATTGTCATTTCTTATCTTTATCCCACCAAACATAATATTTGATTATATAATTCATATTTTCTATTATTGAATGGGTCATCCAAGATAGTAATAAAACAATAATAATAATTATCAATATAATAATCCAGTTCATTTCTCCTCCATCTCATATATCTCATCTGCATAGAATGTAAGTCGTACGCCTTTGTGATAAGGTTTAGGCGGATCAGAAATCAAAACTACGTACTTACCCTGTGCATCTTCTTCTAACCATGCTTTTCCAGCAGGAGTTATTACAAAGCGTTTCTGTTTATTCTTCTCGTTCATTTAATTCCTCCTTCAATATATCAAAACTTCGCTTACTATCTTCTCCACCATGTGCAATTATAAACTTTTTTATATTATCAATTGGAATATACCCATATACCGTACTACAAGGAGCTTTGGTAATAAGTCTATGCCATTCTCTCTTCCAGCATCTAATAAACGCCCCAATAATTTCTTGTTTTTCACCGTAGTTCCAAGTTGCTTCTACAGATAATCGAATTCCCCAACAGAAATCATGTAACTTTTGCTTCGGTGTTTTACTCCATTCTTCTGCATATTCTCTCCATTCAATAGGAGGAACAACCGAAGGATAACCACATTCAAATTCAATCCAATTACCATAATTATTTCGGGGATCACAATAATGTGTTTCACTTGCCTGAACAGAAACATATTCTCCATCCTTGCAATAGATGGGAGGCACTAAAAAACTTCTATATTTCTTATTATCTATTAGGGATTTATCCAAATCTAACCCAATAGTAGGAGTAGTGGCAATCCATTCCAAGTATTTATATTTACTCATATTTACCTCCATAATTTCAGATTTGTTTGGAGTGGGATGGGTGTGATGACCTCTTCCATCCCACTCAATGAAAGGAGAACCTTTACAACCAATATTCTACCACTTTATTCTATTTTGTCAAGTATAAATAACGATTTCCTTTTCGGGCATTACAAGAATTGCATAATCCTTGTATGTTGCTTTTGGTTAAACCCCCTCCTTTAGACAAAGGAATTATATGATCTCGTTGTAGGGGTTTCTCTTCTCCACATATAGCACACTTATAATTTTGCCTCTCTTTTATTTCCTCCCATTCTACTGCAGTTAGATTACAGGGTAAATTCTTTTCAAGGGCTCTGCGTTTGCTATGCATTCGTGCGGTAAGTGCTTTCCCTTTATGTGTTTGTCTCCATTTGAATGCATATGTTTTATATTTAGAAGTTTGTCGTAATTCTTTCATAAGTAATTTATAATCATATGTTTGTCTATATTCCCGCATATATGCCCTACCTTTGCGAGAATTTCTCCATTTATTTTTATATTCCCTTTGCTGCGGTGTTTGGGCATAAATTGCCTTTCGTGCTTTACTGTTTGACAGTTGATTATATTCTTTGAAACATGCTTTACACCAAGGTCTATGTTTATTTATGCGATACACATAAAAATCACCTACTGATTTTATCTCTCCACACTTGCTACATCTTTTAGTTTCCATCCCTATATCCCGTAACAAAAAGCCGCCCTCTACCCGAATAAGTGTCTGCTTAAGGACACGAGGTAAAAAGCGGCTTTTTATCCCTTATTCTTATCGTGTCCTTAAGCATATTAATTATACCACTTAATCCCACTTCTGTCAAGATATTAGAAACAGTAAAGAGTATAGACTGTAACCTTGACATTTACAGCAAACGGGTGTATAATTACTCTCATCATAGTGGGGATACAAGACAAATAAGAGTACGTCGGGTAACCACCGAACCCATAATGGGGAACACGAAAGATTCTTAATGTAATAGGTCAGTTTAGTCAACTATTAGTATTATTAGATGTGTGTCGCATTTGCGACATTAAATCGCTGGCGCATTTGCACTTAGATAAGAAGAGTCGCGTACTTCCATCTAATTTTACCATAAATTAGATATGAGGATGAAATGGCGTTAAGTGGTCTTCCAACAGGGTAATCTGGAATGGTTATCTTATTCCCTTAACGCCCCACTTCGGCAGAAAAGCATGTCCAATCGGACAGTCCGCACCATCAACGGGTGATACTCACGGATTTCTATTCAGTTAGCCAGACCTGCCTAATGAACCTTTTTCGCAATATTCCAGCGGAAAAGTAAGGGTTCAGAAACTTACAGGTAGGGTATTGTTTAATATTTTATAAATAATAAGCATAATGTTTTACGAAGTAAAACTCGCCGAAGGTGACAAAGGATTTAATATGTTTAACAAGCATTATCATCTGTATTTTAGTATCCATCCTGAACTAAGATTTGTGTGGCGGGGTCAATGGCTTCCTGGAGGTTGCAGTTCATATCCGTGGGATAGCCGTTTACTAACTTATTGGCAATTTGGATTCATTCGTTTTGGATATTGGATAAATTGGTACAAGGGGCAAAAATGGATAGATTTTACTTATAGATGAAAGATAAATTATGGTCATCTGTATGGGAATTATACGAAGGCATCTGTATACTTTGCTATTCCGCCGCTTCATCTGTACATGAAATTGTACCCAGAAGTGTCCGCCCACAATTCTGGAATACATTAGACAATCGTGTAACACTTTGTACTTATTGTCATAGTATGATACATAGTAAAAATCCCGCCGACTATGTTGAACTTCTTATAGTCAAGCGGGATCAATTACTGCAAATGTTGGGTAAGACTATTTAATCCATTTCCATTCACAAGATATACCAAATTCAGATAGTGAAATAGATGACTCTTTCTGTTTTGTGGAAAATTTGAAAGCATCTATTAATTCTCCCCACCAATCGTTGTGTGTTCTGAAATTATAGCACCAAAATCCTTGATATCCTGCTAATATATCTTCAGGAGATTGACATTTCTTAATTACCCAAAAACCATTTTCCTTATTCTTTAGTTTTCTCATTCCTGTCTCCTTTCTCTATTAACTAACCAAATTCCTACCTTACCCGCAACTTCTATCTTTGCATCATCTGATAGGGGATGAAACCGTCCATCCCGCAAATTCTTGCAGGTGAATAGCAGCATATCCTGTTCTATCTGTGGCAGTTTATCAAATGCAGATTGGATGCTCTCTAATAGTAATTCATGGTCGGTCTGCATTGATTTTCTCTATTTTATATCCGGCATTATTCAAAACTTCTTCGTGGGAGGTTGTTCCGCGCGATGAACCATCTAATTCTAACATATTTAATGGATTGCCTTCCTTATCTGATGGAAATATAAATGTTTCTGGTTGTCCTGTATCAAAGGCAAAACTGATGGCAGAAACTATTACATATTCTGTTTTAGGTTTACTACCACTAAGATTATCCCATTCGATTTTTGGGGTGACCTTAAATAATTTAGCGTTACTTTTCCACCCCTCAATATCCCTTATAAATTTTGCCGTTTTCATTCTATTCTCCTTTCTTTGCTACCTTGAATATACGGTCTGCAATTGAATTGATCTCCGCCGGTTTCATGGGCAGGTATTCATCCGGTATCCACAACTCTACATCATACATCCAACTTGATTGTGCATTGAACTTGATAACGGCTTTCCAGGCAAGTTCAGCGATTTTGTCTAATTCTATGCTATTCATTTATTTCTCCTTCTTTAATTCATCTGCCGAAATTTCATAAATGATTTTGGCTTTCTTGTCTGAATGCAATCGCCAAGTCGTACCATCAAAAGACGACACAATTCCACTCTCCCATAATTTATTGTTTGAACTAAAATCAAATTTGTATTTAATATCAACAAATGTGCTGATATAAGTCCACACGGAAGCCCTCACGGAAGTCCACACGGAAGTCCACACGGAATCCCCCACGGAAGTCCCCACGGAAGTCCACACGGAATCCCCCACGGAATCCCCCACGGAATCCCCCACGGAAGTCCCCACGGAAGTCCACACGGAATCCCCCACGGAATCCCCCACGGAATCCCTCACGGAATCCCTCACGGAATCCCTCACGGAATTCCAATCTTTTAATAGCTCAATTTGTTCTTCTGTTGGCTTTTTAACTGCTTTTAGTTCGAATGGATTGACAATCGGCTTAATGATTAATGGTTCTACAATAGTTTTAAAATCAACTTCTCTTACCCACGTTTCGGCTTGAATAGAATCATTGATTTCACCATGGATATTATCTATTTCAAACTCATCTGTTAATGGATTATATTCATAGCAATTTGGGGATTTAACAAGCTTGAAATAGCTGATAATGTGGTCGTGCGAATCCGCATCATTATCTTTGAGATGTTTCTTTCGGTAATTCCAATCAAAGTAAAATCGTTCATTTGGATGTCCGTCTGGTTCGGTTACAAAACTAAAGAATTGACACATTGCTATCTCCTTTGTTTATTATAATTTTATCAAATATTGCGCATCCAAAATCACTCAATCTTTCTATAACCAATTCCTCATCTTCATATACAATTCCATACCTATCGAGCATTTCTAAAAATTCATTGACCGTCATTTTATTTACTCCTTTCTCAATTGATCTAACCATTTCCTGATTGATAAATTCATTTCTGCCTGGCTTTTACGCCGACTGATAAGCAATACAGGGATATTATTATCTACACAATAGGAGAGTAACCGCTGCTTAACTGCCTTTGTTTTTGCACTCATCCCCCAGCCATTGATATAATAGTTTTCCTTGAATTCAATTGCAGCGTGGTCAAACTTGTAAGTACCAGCTCCAAATTTTATTAGTGCGGGTACTGTCCAATTTTCTCTATAATCATCCGCAGGTTTCAACCCGCATATTTTGGTATAGATTAAATCCAATTCATCCAATGCCGCCCATAGCTTTACATATTCAGCGGATGGATTAATGATTCGTGTTTCGGGTGTGTATCTCATGCTAATTCACTCCAATCTTCCTTTCTATTTACCCATTCGTTCAAGTCGAATAAATCAACTTGTTCAAATGCACCTGTTTTATTCCCCTCTTTCACATTAAATGTCATAATATACGTCAAGATTTTACCGTGCCATACTTCATGTTCAATATAAACTACGGGCGGCTGAAAGTTGAATATAAATCTATTATCAATCAGTTTCATAGCATCTGAATAATATTTAGGATTAAATCCCATTCGCATACCTGCGTATATTGTAGTCGGTTTATCTACTGTACCGAGTTGACTTTTAGGATTTGCAAGCATAGTAAGGTCGGGGTATTTCTCATATGTATCCAGCGCGTGAGATTTTACGGTAAAAACTAATTCCTTGCCAATTGGTTTAAATATCTCATATAATCCAGGTTGCAAGTCAATCGTTGCAGGTGCGGCGGTTTTATACATTTTCCAGACGTGTATTCTAAATCCATCCATACACATAATATAGTTATCTGCGACTTTGAGTAGTTGTAATATGGGTTTGGCATTATCTAATGAGCGCGCCAATAGTACCCAGTTGATAACCTTTGCGGCATCTTTGTTTACCTCTATTGATATTAGTTTATCAGTTTCATTTTCCATTATAGTTTCTCCTTTATAAATTATTCACTGTAATTCTATACCATCCCAATTTTCGGGGATTTTATTTTCATCAATTTTCTGCATTATGTTTTCCACAACTGAATTTGTTAATTCTCTGACAAATACTATTTGCTCCATTTTATTCATTTCTTATTCTCCTTTATTGATTACATAACTTAATTCTAAATCGCCTTTTACTTGTTCATCTGTTATAAGCATTTTGCTATAATCAAGATGTTTTGTTTCACCACTATTAGCCATTAAATATTCCATACCTTTTTCTTGCAAATATCTTTTATCCATCCAAAAAGTTGTACTTGAATCTGTCATTAAATCCTGTTCAACTAAAGATTCATTCTCTTTCCTATTTGAAGGCTTATTATTATAAACCCTTAATTCTTGTTCTGTTAGCGGTCTTTGTCCAACCATAAATACCTTAATGGTTTTGCCATCATATTCTGTTAACTTTGCGTTCTTGAATTCTAAGAATGATCCTTTAGTTTCGTTTTTATCGGGACTTAAATAAACTCCATTGCCTTGTTTCTTAACCACATAGCGTTTTATGTTAAGCCATTTATGTTCAGGCATAGTGGGAGCTTCCACTAAAGTTATGCTATCCCCTATATTTAAATCTCGTTTTAAATCTGATAATGTTTTCATTCGTTTATTCTCCTTTTATTAGATTATCCTTATTATACATATAACATAATGCTTTTGTCAAGTTAATTTAAGATTGCATTTTTCCATGATTAGAGAGTAACGGTTACTTAAGATTTTCCGCCCGCCGCCCCTAAATATTTTGACGGGAGTAATTTAATAGGCGGATTTCCAGAATTTCGGGTGAACTGCTATACTGGATCCTGAACCACTGATAAACTTCATTCTTGCTATTTAAACTGAAATAGCGGGTATAGATTGCTCCGCCCGCTATTTTATAAGTAACCTGGTATTGATTCAATTTATACGGCTTGAATTTTAGTATAATTCCGCTGATATATTGGCGGATATTCAAATCTCATTTCAAGCTCCAATAATTCAGCTCTAATAGGTAGACTATCGGCAATTTCTACTATAACAAATTTATCAGGATGAAAATTCTGTACTAATAAATCGGCTTGTTGTTCCGCTTGTTCACTTGATAGGGTTATAGTTTTCAATCTCCAGTACTTGCTGTGATTATTCTTAAAGTAAATTCCATACTTCATATTTACACCTCTTTATTATATAGATTTATGAGACTAATATAATCCCATAATATTAACCTGGATTACATAATCCAGGTTAGGCAATGGGATTAATCTTGTTCTTTTTCTTCTAATTCCTCTTGCAGTCTTTCAAGATTTTCACTCCACCAATCATATAATGCTCGTTCAATACGTTCATAGATATTAGCTGCAATTATATTAACTGGTGTTGGTGTACCATCGAAAGCTGCCCCTAATTCCGGTTCAGTAGTTGCAAGGTTAATATCATTAGCAGCGTACTGGAGTATATCGTAAGTATAAACTGGAGTACTGGAGTCTGCAATTTCGTGAAATATATCTCCAGGTTCATCATTACGAATTTCATCCTGCATACTGTCAAGGTTCTCATTAATCAATTCATCAATTGCATCTTTACATAACTGTTCTATTGAATATTCGTTAGTCATTTTATCCTCTTTTATTATCTGATTTAGTTGTAAATATACGGCTACCGCATATACAAGTTAATTGCTTAACCTTGCCATTGCTCAGCCATCGCGCCTTCTTACTACTACGCCCACAGTGATTGCAAATGGTTTCATGTCGTTTCATACTATCACCATTAAGGCTTTGAATTTAACCTATACGGTTATAACCTTATTGAATACCTGGATATATTCCAGGTATCGGATAAGATTATAAGAGGGTTAAAATACGTCGCACAGCTTCTATTTTTCCCTTTAATTCGGATAATACCCGAATATTAACATAATCAATTTGCGCGGGGTATTCCCATTTATTTGCAAAAGTTTTCCTTCCGTCGTATTCTTTAATCCATATAGTGATTAAATTTTCTATCTTTTCTTTTGTGGAGTAATTCATTTTATTTTATCCTTATTTTCTGTTAATCTTGCGGGACTTGCGCGCTTGTTTTGTCATGGCTATCTTGCGCTTGCGCTGTACTGTTGATAATACTTTTATCATATTGTAACCTCTATAAACCGATCGTATATTTAAGCCGCATGCTTATAATCGGATGAGTTACCAGGATTAGATTATCCTGGTAACATACTGACTATAAACCCAATAGATGTTTGACTATTTGCTTTGTCCGCATACTTGCGTCGTAATCCCAACAAGTATGCCCATTATTGCATCCTTTATATACCATCGCGCGCGGATATTTATCCTTTGCGATACAATCATAAGGATAGTTACCTATACCAGCTGGTATCATGTCAGCACCGCAAAAGCATCTTATGGGTTTACCTGATTTGTTGTATTCGGTTATTGTATTCATCTTATACCTTGCCCATTGCATGCCGGTGATTAAGGCGGCAGCAATTACCGCATACTGCCCCTAATATATACTCCATGCCCATGTCCTGCCCACACTGCGCGCATAGATGGATATTATCAGTTACAATCTTGTTATTACGACAATCCCGGCCGTAATTTACAAGACTGCATGTATCACATTTGCCGTCGTTTTGAGTACAATAATCTTTCATGTTACACCTTTATATTTGAGATTGTAATTTTACCTTGTAAGGTATAATCTCATTGAATAAGGTAATCCTAATTGATTACCTTATCGGATGAGATTATTTTAGGTATTGTAGAATACCTAAATCAATTAGATGATTTAGTTTACCAGTTCCATTATATATTAATCCTATCTCTGCATTACGATAAAATGCTTTTAGATATTCACCAGTTCCGGCCGGTAATTCTACCTTGATCTTATCCCCGTTTTGAAATTCACATCCGCATATTGTAATACTTTGCTTTATTTCATATTCATTAAATTGCTTGTACATTTTATACCTTCCTTTACAAGTGCTTTAAATTCATTCCATGTAATCATGCAGCTATTAGTAACCATGAAAAACATCATACCCACAATATATCCCTTATGTATATAATGTCTGCTTTTATCTTCGTAACGCGATACTTTACCGATTAAACCACACTTCGGACAGCGGCAAAACATTTTACCATTTTCTCTTCGCTCCGTATAGTCAATTTGATTAGTCATTTTATACCATCCTTATATATTGATTAGAATTGATAAACGTTTTAATGCTCTGAGGTAATGCTTCTTGCTTCCTGGGGATCGCATTAGCATACATACTAAGGCTGTAGTAAAGCGGTAATGGCACAAGTTAATGAGGTAATAATAATATGCCCGGGCTTGCTCAGTTGTAAAGGTATATTCCATTAGATTGTCCTTTCTTATGTGAAATATACCTATAATGTAGCATATATGATTACAGATTGTCAAGGTAATTTAAGGTAATCGTATAGTAAGGTATAGTCATGTTAACGTCATTACCAGTCATCTATTCTACTGTTAGAATAGTAGTATAACATGCTTGTGTATTGGTGTACTCGCGCGCGCTCACTCTCACACCAGGATGGAGCGATCGCCAGCGTATCCTATGGTTTCGATAATTATTCTTATCACGACCATACACCCCCATATATAGCCCATATAATGAGGATACGCCCTACATGTGGGGGATAGTTCCCGCTCCCTTGTACAGCACAACTCAACGCCACCCCGCTTATCTTTGGGTTTGTTGGGGTAGGTATTGTTGTGTTTGGTTGTGTTGTGTTATGTACCCAGTGTCATCATAGTATTGCGTTATATCTGCCTATTTATATGCGCCCTCTACAATACGCACTCCCACTATGCGCCCTCTACGGGGTACATGCGTTATGTTCACTTGACTATTTATCTGTATCATGCTATAATGCTGATAATGAATGCTTATTTTACTGCTGATTTACATTTGGGGCATAAGAATATCATTCAATACTGTAATCGTCCTTTCTCATCTACAGAGGAAATGGATACAGTAATCATTGATAATTGGAATTCGATAATAACGGAGAAGGATATTGTTTATATAATAGGTGATTTTGCAGTTTGTGGAAAACAGCAAGCGATGGAGTATGAGCACAGATTAGGGGGGCACAAAATATTGATTCGGGGTGGACACGATAATTATAGAAGGGGGTTGTTTGAAACTTACGACTATCTGGATCGAAAGATAAACGGGATTACCTTTATTATGTTTCACTATCCATTACTTACTTGGAATAAGGAATATTATGGCTCTATTCATCTGCATGGACATAATCATAATAATCCAATAGAGGCAAAGAAAAATAGAGTTAATGTGGGCGTAGATGCTTGGAAATTTACTCCGGTAAGTATTGATGAGATTATCAGTATTTCACCAATATGGCTCACTTGACAAACCCTCAATATTATGATATAGTAGATGGTGTGAGTGGCGGTGTGGTGGGACACACCATCTAATAGCGTCAGTATTAGGAAGTTATGCGCTTCAACTATTAGATGAGAAGTGACTGACAATCAGGTAGAAATCCTGACCACTCACAATAGAAGTAACTGTTACTTAAGGAGATAATGTTTGCGAATATTAATTGCTTGCGAGTTTTCTGGGGTAATCAGGGAGGCGTGATGTTTTCAGAAGTTAAAATAGAAGCTGGTTGTCATAAATGCAGAAAGGAGGGCAAGTCAACAGATTCGGTTTATACAGACATAGATGCCCTTTGTGATTACCACCGTAAATTGGAGTATGATAAGAAAAAATGTTCAATATGTGGAAAGAATATTCCTGCCAATATAATAGGATGGTATGTACCTAATTTTGGGAGTTATATTGACATAAATTACTGGTGTCCAGATTGTATTAAGAAAGGTAATGATGCAATTACTAAAGCCAAAGAATTATTGCCAAAGTTGAAGGAAGATAGGGATAAATTGTGGGATGAACAGCACAAACTATTCGTATCCGATAAAATGGAATCCCCTATTTTTGAAGATGAAGATGGAGAATTCGCTCTTCTTGGCGAGGATTATGTTACCTTACGGCAGTTTCAGCAGGACATTAAGTATTATAAGAGACATAGAAATGAAATTATAGCTAATCGGGAACAACGCGATAAACTATATGCAAAGTATAATGAAATGAAAATCAAAGTAGATGAAGCTGAAAGGGTGAGTAATTATTATATGTTAAAAGCAAACAGGTAAAGGTAGTATAATGAGAGTTATAGACACAGAACGAATGGAGTGTTCTTGTGGATGTGGTCAAATAATTAATAGCAAAGATAAATGGGGAAGGGCTAAATCTTTTGTTAGTGGACATAATGGAAGGAAATATACCAATCCAACACAGTATAAACGGGAGTGGAATTATAGAAATAGAGAATCGAGATATATTGCTAAGATAAAGAGAGGACATGAATTAAAAGTAAAGTCAATTGGATTATTAGGAAAAAAGTGTACTGTTTGTGGCTTGAAATATAATGGGAAAAATGCGTGTGTGTTTCAGTTTCACCATAAAGATTCAAAGGAGAAAGAGTTTCCTATAAATACACGGACACTTATAAATTATTCTTGGCAGCGAATAATAAATGAGATTACAAAATGTGATTTGCTTTGTGCTAATTGCCATTTTATATTACATAATGAGGAATATTAATGTATAAATTCAAAGATGAATCTATGGTTGTACCTATGTATGTATGGTCAGCTAAAGATAGCATTGAAGAAAATGCGATAACCCAAATGAAGAATGTTAGTTCTTTACAATTTGCATATCATCATACTGCTTTAATGCCAGACGGACATTCTGGTTATGGTGCACCTATTGGTTGTGTCTTAGCTACAAAAGGAATTATAGTTCCATTTTTGGTCGGCGTGGATATTGGATGCGGGATGATAGCTGTAAAGACTACTCTTCGAGAAATAGATACGGATACCATTAAATCAATTATGGGCAAAACCCGCGAAGTTATTCCTGTTGGATTTAATCATCAAACAAGTGAGCAGACTTGGGAGGGATTTTCGGAATCACCAAATGTGTCTATTATTCAACGAGAATTAGTATCATCTAAGAAACAACTTGGTACACTTGGTGGAGGTAATCATTTTATTGAAATCCAGAAAGGTGATGATGGTTATATCTGGTTAATGATTCATTCTGGATCACGTAACTTTGGATTAAAGACTGCCAGTGAGTATCATAAGAAAGCACAGGCATTATGTGAACGATGGAATTCAAATATTCCAGATAAGGAATTATCCTTTCTGCCTATAGAGACAGATGAAGGTCATCAATACTTTGATGCAATGAATTATTGTTTGCGGTTTGCACAAGCTAATCGTGCATTAATGATGAGTAGATTATGCGAAATTGTAAACAAAGCTACAGGTGCAGATAAGTTAGATGAAATCAATATCCATCATAACTACGCGGTATTTGAAAATCATTATGGCAAGGATGTTCTGATTCATCGTAAAGGTGCAACTAAAGCGAATATTGGTTTACGTGGAATAATTCCTGGTTCGATGGGGACATCCAGTTATATTGTTGAAGGTCTTGGAAATGAGGAAAGTTTTCAATCCTGTTCACACGGGGCGGGGAGGCGAATGGGAAGAGGCGAGGCAACGAGAACATTAAATCTTGAGGAGGAACAGAAGAAAATGGCAGGTATTGTTCATGGTTTGCGAACAAGTAGAGAATTGGATGAAGCTCCTGGAAGTTATAAACCAATAGATGAGGTAATGAAAAATCAAGAAGATTTGACCCATATATTAGTAAAACTTACTCCTCTTGGTAATATAAAAGGATAATATATGGCGCAAAGAGGAAATACTCTTAGTAGCAAGAAAGGTCGTAAGATTGGTCGTAGTGTTAAAGAGCCAAAGCATATTTCTTATAACCAACGGCATCATTACACGGCACATTCCAATCCAAAGGCAACCCACCATCGCACCCCGCTGGAGCGCTATCATATGTTTGGTATAAGATAAGGAGGTATAAATTGCCAAAAGTTTTATTCTGTGATAAATGTAATAAACAACCCGCCGAAGAAGATTATGATGGTGCTGTTCTATGTGAGCAACACATGGCGGAAAAACTCTTACCTTATATGCAAGCAGACTTGGATGAGTGTACAGAAAAACTTAGGGTATTAGAAATGAATTGGCATAAACTAAAGAATGATTTAGCTGCTTTGCTACAAGTTGCAAGAGGTGATAATGGCTGAAGAATCGCGACTCTACTGTGTTAATCGAACTGTATGTGATATACTGGATGATATGCGTAAGGCATATGAAGTCCGCAATTTCTCCTACCTACTTGGATTGATGGAGGAGTTACAACACCGTGCGAACAGAATGGAGGCGGGTTTACAGGATTGCAAAGACCTGATGGAGTTGGCGCAAGAGCGTAGCAAGTTGAAGGCGGAAGTGTTTTCATTGCGGGAAGAAGCCGCCAAGCAACGGTTACTTAAATTTTCACCAAACGGTGAAAATATAGATAATAGTGAAAATGTAGTAAAGACCAATGATGAGTGGATAGCGGAGAATTTGGATAAATGGGAAAAGAAAGGAATAGAGGAAGACAATCTATGGGATGATGATTGGGAAAGTGTGATGAAGGATAATCCGCAATGAGTGATAACTATGACAATAGGTGAATATATGTTTATTGTCGGGGGATGGATAGTTGCAACAATTGTTGGATTTATACTATATTTCAAATTCTTACATAAGGAGGATTGATTTTGGCTAAAAAGAATAAATATTGTGGCAAGATTAAAGTTGGTATGGAGATATATAAGATACAAGTACAGGGCGGGGTAGTTGCAGATGACGGTAAAGGTTTACTGGGACAAGCAGATCACTCCAAATCTCTAATCCGAATTTCAACGGGATATAATAAATATGATCAATACAAAACACTTTGGCATGAAATTATCCATGCTATTAATGCTGAGCGTAATTTAGACTTAGAAGAAGCAAAGGTCAATCAACTTACTAATGGAATTGTATTATTGTTACACGACAATCCGAATTTGATTTCAATGATATTGGAGGAAAGATTTGGGAAAAACTATTAATGAAAACATTGACAGCGAATGAATTATGTGATATAATAGCAGTATGATACAAGAAATAAATGGATTTATCCGCAAGATTGTATTTTTTCCTGCCTTTGATAAAACTGATAAAGATCCAAAGAAGGATTACGGTATCAGCGATGTAGAAATTAGATTTGTACTATTGCGTGCCGGCAAGGGAGTAGAGTTTAGTCTAAGTTCTAACTGGCATCTACCGCATATATTTGATAGACGAATGGATGCGATACGAGAAGATATTTTAGTTGGAAAAGAAAGGTTTCTATGGGAAAGATTTGCAAAAGAGTTCTTACAGGAAGTTTGTCTGTGGGATGCTTTCCATGTTAGAGAAGATGGCGATGACTGGATTGAATTTGATACATTTAATCGGTTGTCATATTTAGATAGTTTACATCCAAATAAGAAAGTATGGTATTACTGGCTTCCAGATAGAGAGAAGGTAATCTGGACATCATTTCTGACAGATGGGGAAGATGCAATTTGGAATGGATTGGAGAGTATTTACAATGAAAATTTTTCAACAAAATAATATATGACAGAAGAAATCTGTCCCATCTGTATGGGCACTAAAAAGTGTCTCAGTCAACGACACTATAATAAGGTAAGCGGAGGCACTCCAATCGAGCAGGTATGTTGGATGTGCGATGGTAAGGGAGTTATAGTGAAAGAGGAAACTAAACATCTATTGATTCACAAGTATTGGCTAATGGGAGATAGAGATGGCGAAAGTTAAATTGGGAAGTAGGAAAAAGGGGAAGAAGTAATGCCTTGGAAAGTTGTCAAGAGAGGTAATAAGTGGCAAGTAGTAAATTCTGAAACGGGAGATGTGAAAGGTACTCATCCTTCCCGTAGACGTGCAGCTGCACAGATGCGAGCTCTATATGTTAATGTTCCAGAGAGCCGACCAAAGAAATCTAAATAGGAGATTCTAATGGTATTACTACAAGACATTTCCTTTAATTATTCAGATGATAAATTTGGTTGGGATGACAGAGAACCTGAAGGCACAATGGATGAACCTGGTTGGCTCGGTATGCCTGAATGGGAACAGCTACCCCTGCCCCCACTTTACATCAAGGTAGAATATGACGACCAAGATAAAACAGACTGACCACGGCACTTGGATTGTGTACGAGGGCAATGGTGGTGATAGTGACAATAGCTATTTTGAGTATGATGAGTTTGATACTGTAGTGGAAGCGGCAGAGTACTTGGCAAATTTGGAAGATGTTGCTACATGGTTGGGCAATGATACGGATGGGTTGGAATAATTAAATTGCTATACAAAATTAAATTTGCATTTTGGCATTGGAAACGCAAACGAAAAGTGCATTTTTGGGCAGAAACTGAGAATGCAAATTTTGAGTGTTGGAAAGTGGAATCACAACCATATAAAGATTGTATTTTTAGTGCGGGATTGATAAATGATGATACCGAAAAGATTTACCTAAGTCTTGTTCGTTATCCAGATAAAGATGAGTGGTCATTATATTTGAGACGGGATGAAGCGTTAGCAATCGCGCATGTTCTATTAGGTGCATTATGGTCGGATGAAATGCAAACAAGGCAAAAATGATACAGGTAATTATTGAAGATATTCCGCATGGGAAGGAAACAGAGGCGGAAATTTGGGGGGTATTGAAGATAACACGAGAAAGTAATGGCAGACCCGATTGGAATGATTATACTTATAGTATTGACGATGATCCCAATAAATCGGGTAAAATCAGCAATCAATTCAAAGCGAATAGTATTTGGAAGCTGATTTGGAAAATATTAGATGCGGAATTTGGGGAATAGAGTGGGGGGTAAGATATGTGTTCATTGCGGGGTATATAAATTAGTAACAGAATTTCAAATTAATTCTAATGGAGACAACAAATGAAAGGATATTTTTGGCATCTACATCAAGACTTTATTCCGTCAAAATATGATTTTGCATACTTCAAGATTTCGGATGGTAAGAATTATAATGCACCATTTAAAGATGCGTGGGATAAAGCGGGTGCAATCAGTAAAGGTATCTATCAAAGACCAATTATAACTGCGGATGTTTCACTTGCAGACAATGTAAGTTTCATGGTTCAGCATGTAAGTAACTATGCGGGCGGGCAATCAGCCCTGGCTACCTTGCCCATAATTTTCAATGCAGAATATAATATGAGTTTGATAGAAATTCAGTCTTATATAAGTTATCTTTGGAAAGAATTATTGAATCCGACCTATCCTAAACCAATGATGTATATAACAGCTAAACGATGGGCAGAAATTCAAAAGGGGGACGATGCTGTAAATATTAGTTATAATATTTCAAAGGCTGCCAATATTTGTCTGAGTGATTGGACTATTTCTATTCCAGGTAAGGTTATACCCGCTATTACTATTACCGGTTGGGAATATGGTATGGGGTTATTACAGTATAGTTCTACTGGAAGTTTTACTGTAGTTCCAAGAGAAGTTACTCCTCCAGTTGATGGGGGTAATGATATACCAGTTGAGGGTGGATTTATCCATATGAAATGCCCTAAATGTGGGCAGGTAATATTCTAAAGGAGTTATTATGCACGAACACATCGAACCAAAAGATTGTGAGCACGAGTTGCAATACTGCAAGAAATGTGATGTGGTATATTGTGAGAAGTGTAAGAAGGAATGGAAGGCAGAAACAGTTTATATTTATAGTGGGATTACAAGTATGGATATAATCACAACACCAAATCCCAATAAATATTGGTATCCCCAGTCTACGGCGGGATAATACTTAAGTAACGGTTACTTAGTGTAGTCTTGTAGACTATATGTCTTCACCCTTAAGCGAGGGACTGAAATTGAACTCCCAGTCCCTCAAATTTTAGCATTTATTTATTATGATTTTTATAATAAGTATTTGACAAAATAGCGATTGTGTGGTATAATTAACGGTTGAGATGGGTATAAAAACTTGTTATCGTTGCAAGAAAGTAAAATCATTATCTGAATTTCATAAACAAACAACTGCAAGTGATGGATTATACTCTTGGTGTAAGGAATGTAGGCGAGAGTATGATAAACAACCAGAAAGAGTTGCGTGTAGAAAAGCAAATGAGAAAACCCCACAATGTATTGCGTATAGAAGAGCACAAAGCAAACGCCCAGATAAGATAGAATGGTTACGAGAATACAATAGGTCTGAACGTGGATTAGCTTATCACCGCGCATGGGAGAAGACCCTCAAAGGAAAAGCCAAAATTGCTCGTAAGAATAGTAAACGTAGAGATTGGACAGAGAATACAGTTTGTGATTTGACCGCGCAAGAGTGGGAAGAGATTAAGGTAAGGCAGAATTATAAGTGTGCGATTTGTGGAGAAGTTAAACCGCTACATCGCGACCATGTATTTCCATTAAGTTTAGGTGGAAATCTTACTAAAGCGAATGTTCAAGGTTTATGTATATCTTGTAATGGTCGTAAGGGCAATAAAATAATCTAAAATGGCGGTTTTTTCCAAACCCTTTTTGAACTGGCTTGACGAAGATGGATTCTTTGTTGCACAATACTGGGACATAGCAGAGAATCTTATGAAGGAAGACGGAAAGATGGGACTATTTCCGTGGCAACGCCAGATTTGTGAGTATACACTTACACAACATGAGGATGGTTCATTCCCTTATCTTACTGTAGTTTTAAGCGATCCGAAGAAAACTGGAAAATCCGCATGGGCAGCAGCGGTGGGTGCGTGGTTTGCAGAGTGTGCGCCGCCTCATACAGAAGTTTATGTATGTGCTAACTCACAAGAACAATCTGAACGGCGTATTTATGGTGATTTGTGCTATCATTTTGAGAAACGGGGTGGATGGAAAGTTACTAAGGGTGAAATTCTAAATCCTGAAACGGGTACAGTTATCCGCACTATTACAAAGAGTTATACATCTGCGGCAGGTAGTCGTCATGCACTCACATTGTGGGATGAATTACATGGTGCAACCAGTGAAGATGATTGGCGTAGATGGGATGAGATGACCCCAATTCCTACTGTTCCTCATTCCCTTAGAATTGTAGCCTCTTATGCTGGATTCTTTGATGAGTCTAAACTTTTGTACGACTTATATCTGAATGGGGTAGATAAAGATGAGGATTTAGGGGGTAAAGGTGAGAAGATTAAAGAATTAGATGGTCTTGCTTGTTACAAAAATGGAAATCTGTTTGTACATTGGGGGCATGGATTCTTATTTGGTGATCCATCTATGCCGTGGCAAACCGCTAAATATTATGATGATGCTATGGGGACGGAGCGAGAAACTGCCTTTCTTCGTTTACATGAAAATAGATGGGTAACTTCTAATGAAATATTCATTCCAATAGAATGGTGGGATAGAGCGGCGAGTAAGTTTGAGCAATCTGCCGAAATTTGGAATGACCATCCATACAGATACTCACCAGTTTATCTTAGTGTTGATACTGGAATGAAACATGATTGTACAGGAGTTGTTGGGGTTTCTCCTGATGAAAAGTTAGGCAAAGTAATTCAAGTGTTCCATAAGAAGTGGACACCTATAGAGGGCGAAATCCTAAATCTACAGTTGGTCGAAGATTATATTGTAGATAAATGTAAACGATTTAATGTAGTTGAAATTTCCTGCGATCCATCTCAAATGTTACAGATTATGAATAGATTACGTAGTTTAGGATATACTGTATTTGAGTTTACCCAAGCTGGAAGTGCAATGGTAAGGGCATCTCAGAATTTGTATGACCTTTTGCACAATCAAAATTTATGGGCATATCCGTCTGATGATATGAAAGAGCATTTGCAGAATGTGGTAGCGCAAGCGACATCCGCAGGTTATCGTATTGTAAAAGATAAAACCAATCGGCGACTTGCAACTAAAAAGATTGATTTGGCGGTTGCGTTGGCGATGGCTTGTTCACGTGCGGTTGAAAATATGGGTGTGGAGCGAATAGACCCCATTGTAATTGAGGCATGTTTGTCAAGATACTCTGACAATCGTCCGCCCAAAGAGCCCTCATATATTCCATTCGAGTTAAGAGATAATTAATTAGGAGCGACTATGCCTGAAATGATTGACCGAGAACTTTATCATGTGCGGCAAAACATTGCATTAGCAGAGAAGTTTAGCAATGATTGGCATGTAAATATTAATAAACGGCGCAGGTTGTACAACTTTAAACACTACGATGATATAGGTGAAGCTAAAACTTCTGAATCCCGTTATGCTGACCCCACCTACACAAATACTGTGGATTTGGCTGTTGGTATACTTTTGGCTAATGAAATGGTATGGCACTCTCAAGGTTTTAAACCATCTGAGGAAGAAGAGAGACGCTCAAGTAGATTAGAGAAATTTATTGCAGGTGCTATTGATATAAATTCAGATAGACAAGAATACAATTTAGTGTACGAAACTATTCTACACTTTGTGCGGGATGGTGGTGGAGTTATCTTGGGTGTTTGGGATGAACAATTGCATGAAGATTTTGTTCCCACTATGCGCACAGATACAGAAGTAGAAGGCAGTTTCTCTGGTAAACTGTTTGCAGGGCTTCCCCTACGCATAGAAGCCATTGATCCCCTGAAAATCAATATGTATCCTGGTGGTTCTCGGCGTTGGCAATGTGTATTTTGTAAAGAAACTATGAGTGCCTATGATGTTGAACATACATATGGCATAGAGTTGGAAGATTATAAAGATAAGACTGAATTAGAGAAGCTTGAAATCAAGGGAGCTTTTATTGATTATTGGGAATATGCTTGGAAGGTGGAAGTACCTTCAACGGAAGAATTAGTAGCACTTACCCCCGAAACAATGCCTGAAAAGTTAGGCAAGAAATTAATTGTTCAACATGCCATGTTGTTTGAAGATAAGTTTATCCTGCGGTTGGAAGAGGCAGATGGGTACAAGGAAATTCCATATACAATTTCCTTCTATAAACCTACGGACAGAGAGAATAGTGATTGTTGGCATAGCATTATTACCTCTCTGGAAGAACCAGTACGAGAGATGGAAGATGTTGTTAATATGCGTAAGCGTAATCTTCTCATCTATAGTTCCCTGCCGTTTCTTGCACGCACAAAGGGGGGGCGACCTATTGTATTGGATAAATCTCTTGGTAAAGCTATTCCCCTTGCAGAGGGCGAGGATTTGGGTTTCCCAGAATGGCGTGGCTCTCCCCCTGATTTTGATAGACAGATAGAATTATTTCGTGCCCGAATCCAACAGTCTGGATTCAGTGACATTATGTTTGGTTCGGGTGGGGATTCATCTGGGTATGGTATGTCTCAACTTGGCGACCAGAATAGGTTACGCCTTGAAACACCTCTAATCCATCTTGAAGCACTATGGACATGGTCTGCACGTAAATGGATGGATTTAGTACAGGAGTTTGCACCGGATGGATTTTTCCATATATATGGACAAATGCGAGGTAAAGATTTTGCAGAGTTGGTTAGTGCAGAAGACCTTACTGGACTATATATACGCTGTGAGATAAAACCGGACTTCCCGAATGAGAAGGTACGGAATGTGGCTATGGCAGTACAAGTTGCGGGCATATTATCTGAACAAACCATTATGGAAGACTATCTTGGAATTGGACAACCCGATGAAGAGCATGAGAAGAAGTTGGCGGAGATTGCCGAGAAACATCCAATGATGATACAAGAAGGTATCATGGAGAAGTTGAAGGAGGCTGCGGACGGTGGCAATGATGTAGCCGCAATTGCGTTGGAATTACTTAAGCAACAGATTACCAAAGGACAAGGGCAGAATCCTGAAGGGCGTCCTCAAGAACCGAGCAACTTACCTCAACTTACTGGAACTCAAACTCCGACAGGCGGGGTAACTCCGACTAACAATCCAGCAAATCCACAGAATGTACTCAAAGGAATGGTTGGTATGGCTAATGCTACACCCAATATGGCTGGAAATATTGGCGGGCAAGGGCAAGGACAACCATGAAGAATCCAATGAGTACTAGCAGGCGGGCAATAAATACGGCGTTTGGTAGTTGGCATAAAACGCTTGGATTAAATACTGATAGTGATTTGGATTTATATAAATCATTGTCTCAAGATGATTTCAGACGCATTTCCGATAAGTATGGTATAGATAATACTGCCAACTATATCAAGGAAATGGAAAGTCGGATGTTGAAACAAGGGAGTAAATAATATGTCATGGACATTTGGTGAGCAACCCGCAAAATTAGCTACACAACGAATTAAACCAATAAAACCCGATTACAAAAATCCTGTGTGGACTGTTCCCACACCCATTACTACTCCCCCAAGAATTACTGATTATGCAAATGTTACAGTGCGTACACCACTTGGAAATGTCGCACCGATAGATTTGAGGAATGTTGGAATTCCAATGGGAGCAATAACTACTCCAAAAGTAACTGCATCTGGTGGTGGGGGCGGCGGGGTTGGTTGGGGTTATCTTGTCAACGGTACTTGGGGTAAACTACCAGCGGGTACTTGGAAACCTGCCGGAGATGAAGTAGTTCCCACAGTTCCTACATGGTCTTCATCTTATTCAGTTCCTAATGCACCTTCGTGGTGGAAGGGAATGACCTATAGCGGGGAAGATGCAAATTCCAAATATGCAATGATGTTGAACGCACTTATTCCATCCTTATCACCCGAAGACCAGCGCACAATGGCAACCTATCTATATCAGACTTTCAATGCAATCATGCCAGATGCGTTTTCTGCATACAATCCAGAAGTGGCTAATTATGGGGCTATTCCTAAAATTAATACAGAGTTACAGGCACAATATACGTCTAAGAAGCGTGCCACAGATGCATTGTCTGCATTGGATTCTATGGTAACAGGTGCGGGCAAACCCGTTACAAGTTTTGGAGAAGGATATACATATTTACGAAGTCTGTTGGGTACAATGGGTAGTTTTGGTGGGGAGAGTGCGATTAACAAACAAACACGGGAACAGGTGGTACAACAGTTAGGGGCAGTTAGTCCTCTACTGGCGCAAGCTAAAGGTACGCTTGCTCCTTATGCTTCGATTGCACAGGCATTGACTACGCCCTTCTTCTCATCGGGTAGTGTGATGCCAATTTCAAAAGATGCCAAAGGTAATTATATCTTTGGTGACGTAAATAAACGATTATATTAGGAGGCAACGTGGTAGTGTATAAATTTGTAGAGTACAATGATAGAACTGATAAGATGAAGGCACTGATTGACAAAGAATTACACAAAGACGGAGAATGGAAAATCGCCTTTGTAACTTCCCGTAATATTAATACATTGGTTATCTTTGAGCAGATTAGTGATAGTAATCCCAAACCAAATCTTATAAGGGAAGTAACGGTTACTTCGGAAAAACCTATCAAGAAAGCACCTATTACTGTAGCAGAATAAGATGTCACCTTTACCATCTTGGTTAGTACCAACAACTCCCAAAACACCTGCAACTCCTACTGTACCCACACCTAAATCTACAAAGGCGGTTGGAGTTGCTAAATTTTGGACTACTTCTGACTTTAAGAATTTTGTAAAGAGTTCGGGAACGCAGACAGTTGAAACCCCAATAGGTACGGCATTTGGTTGGGGTGCGGGTGCACCTACTGGGGGGATTCCTACTGACCCAATTAATTTGTGGTTACAGAAATTTCAGAAGTCTCCAACACAGAAGAAGACAGTAGAAGAAATCATTGCAGAGGCTAATGCTATTCTGCCTAAAGATGAATCGGGAAGATTTCCTCGTCTTAGTCAGGACTTGAGATATGGGGATACTTTATTTCTGGATGATTCAACTGCAGAGATAACAGGTAATCCCAAAGACCCTAAGACAACTATCCCACTATTTTGGACGCCTGATGTATATGATCCTACTAAATTAGTTTGGGGAACTACTGACACGGGCAAACCTGTTATATTAGATGAGAAGACAGCCCAGAATCTTAATACCTACTATTCTACATTTATCGATATAGACCCCAATCTTGTTAAGCAAAGAGAAATTCTAACTCAACGTGAGTTAGATGGATATATTCCAAAAACTATGTTGGATACTTATTATGCATCTCGTGGAGTAACATATCCTGGAACACGTTGGTATTTTTTCCCCGAAGATTTAATAGCATTAAAGAATATAGAATCATTGCCAAAAGAACAACAAGAGACGGCAATGATGGATATATTTAAACGAGCCAAACCATTTACTGCGGAAGAAGAACCGAGTTTGTGGTTGAAGATTGGCGAAACTGGGGATGTAATGAAGCAGGCGGCATCTGCTGGTGCACAACGAGGTCGCCTTATTTCCAAATTTGTGGCGGATTTTATTCATGCTTTAGCATATACGCTTGGAGTTAAGTTAGGAAGTGGTAATAAACGCGTAGGAGTGCAAGGATTACTCGATATTCAATCAGGTAAGCATAAGGAAGATTCTGGATATGGTAGCGGCTTTACCAATATTAATCAAAATGAATTAAGTAAGTCTACCTATAAGTGGACTAAATTACTTAAAGACCCCGCACAAATGGATAAAGTTTTCAATTTTAGTAATCTTTCTCCCGATAAGCAGAAGGTTATTCAAGATAATATAGATAACTGGAATAAGATAATTATATCAGGAACGGAACAAGAGAAACAAGAACTTGCGGATAAATTCTATGTTATGGAGAATTTGGAGAACTTCACTAATGTGCGGATGGATGTGGAAGCCGTATTTGGTTCTCTATTAGATTTAGTAAACCCCGAAGCTGCAAAGGATTTTCTTGCAGAACGTGGGGTTTCTTCTTATAGAAATACGATTGCTTCTATTGATGCGGAGGTATCTGGTGGAAAGTATAAACGATGGGAAGATACAGGTTTTCAATTACTTACTCAACCCGAAAAGATTATAGAAAATTATCAGATGGTCGCAGAGGAAGCCGCACCTGTTCATACAGAAGCATATCGAATATTCAAGTTAGGTGGATTGGATAATCAGAAACTTGCAATAGATATGCTGGTAAAATCATATGGCAAGGAATATGCAGCACTTCCAACTGACCCATCTGCATCTTGGGAATGGATTGGTGATCCAGAACGTAGAGATTACTTCTTTACCATTGCTGCTCAATTAGAGTTGCAAAGTCATAGTCCTTTGAATCGTAATGAGATGCGACAGTTGATTAATACTATTGCCGATCCCGGCTCTGAACTTATTGGCGGATATGCTATTGATTTGAATAATTTTCTCAATCTTCCTATAGGTGGCATTGCTACAGAGATGGTAGGAGGAACAGGCTCTAATGCATATAAGGCACTTGGATTTGGTAAGATTCCCAATTTTCCCAATGCGCAGATAGATAGTCTTGCAGTAAGTCTTACTTGGAATAAAGTTATCAAACCTCTTTTCAAAGCAGGGGGAGAGGCATTTACTAATTCCGCTTTGGGTAAATTTGCATTCGGTGCATTACATCTGGATACTATTTTCAAGAAGAGTGCAAAATCTGTTGCTCGTGCACTTGCACAAGATGCTGAAAATATATTTAAATTGGTATCTTCTGCGGATAAAATGATATTAGATTCAGACGCACTTGTAGATATTTCATCTCGTGTAACTACTTATGGCATGAGAATTTCTGCGCTAAAAGCGGGGGGATATACAATTGATGATATATTAGATATTATCAAGAAAGAAATGGTTAATTCTGGAGATGCTACCCTTGCTACAGATAAGATAGTTAGGTCTATTTCTTCAATGGTAGACACAATTGACCCGCTGAAAAGTAACTGGGGTAAGATTATTGCCAAGAATTTTGATGATGCTAAAAGTTCTGCATTACTTACTGAGATTGTAAGGCAGAAGACGAATCCGGATGTACAGAGGATGGTACGAGATTTAGAAGAGGTCGCAAAATCAGGTACTATTGCAGACAAGAAAGCTCTTGATGATTTATATAGAGAGATTGTAGAGCGCGCCAAAGTAGTTGCAGATACTAAAATAACCCCCACCGTAATTTCCCGTATGTTTGGGAATGTATTTGATGGTGCTTATCTTGAAGCAAACAAAGCATGGGAAGGCACATCAATTCTAAAGGGTACATTTTCTGCATGGTTAGGATCGGTACTACCTGTTTCCAAATTCAAGAAGATTGACGGTGTAGTTACCGAAGTAACGGAAAGTCTGTTACATGGGACTGTTCAGGGTTGGAATGATGTTGTATATAAAACATATCGCAAGATGATGGATAATCTTGTGAATAAGTGGCTGTACATGACGGGGCGTTTTCCATCTTATCAACAAATGGAAAATGCTTCATCTTATGCACTTATGCACGGCACAGGAACAGTTGCAGATAGAGTTGGAGATATACTTTCATTTGGTAAAAATGTAGATACTCCCTCTATGTCGTTAGCTCAATCATTAGCAGAAATACGGTATGGATCATACGGACTTAAAGGTTCAGATATTGGTGGAAATGTAATTAGTGAAGTGGAACGTGAGAAGGAATTGATGGAGAAAGCCTTTGGTTGGATTGTTTCTCCTATATCCGTTGGCAGTAATTTCAAGGATTCTTTTCAAGCGGCTAAACTACAAATTATTCAAGATATGATGGATGCAGGGTTGAAGATTGACCCTAAAACCATGACGGCTGACGAACTTCATCATGCACAAACTATTATTAATCAGAAGATGCCGTGGGCAATAAAGACGGCATGGATTGATTCCATTAAAGACCAAACCAGTTTTATGGAAACATCATACCGAGCGTTGATGGCAGGTAAGATTATAGATGAGAATATGAACCTGCTGGATAGTGCCGCCATGTCCGCTAATCTTAGTAATCTAAAGAATAGTCTAATAGCGGGAGGTTTATCTCAATCTAATGTGGATGCTATTATGGAAAGTGCAGAGTTGGCTTGGAAACGTTCTTATGGTAATCCTGATATATTTGAGAGATTAATGGATGTACAAGGAATGTTGAAAGGTACTTCTTTGAATTCCGCATGGATTCCAGATGAATTACTAAAGAATGCCACTCCCGAAGATATGATTGCATATCGTAAGATTGAAGCCGAATGGGATGGATACATTAGAACTCTTAAGGATAAAGGGGAAATTCCCACCTTAGAGAATGTACGGTCTTTCTTTAAAGAGGTTTCTAATCGGGTTACGGGTCTTGCAGAAGAAGCACATAATCCTGATGGATTATATGCAACATCTATATTGGGAGTAAAGGAAGGCAAACCAGCCTTATCTGCATCTCTATCTAATCTACTTAATGAATATAAATCGGCAGGTGGGGATATTTCCCAATTAAAGGGTATTCCTACTAAAGATGCTACTAAGATTATTAAAGATAATAAGATACTTCTCAAAGGTTTGGATATAAAGACGGCAGGTAGAAGTAATGGGGATATTCTTGCAGATTTGGCGGAAGCAACTGGAGGTATTCAGAAAGTTGCAAGTATAGCTATTACCCCGTGGTCAAAGTTAGTCCGTGATTTATCTGAGAATTTTGACGAGTATCCAGATGAACTCATATCTGGAAATAAGTGGGCACTTCGCAATAAAGTTGCTACTATGATTCGGGATGATGGAACAAAGATAAAGGCAAAGGATTTCGCTAATCTATCTAATGATAATCAGGTAAAGTATATTCAAGCGATTGCTAAGTCGGAAGGGGATGAACTTTCAGATATACTTGCGCAAAAGACTGTATTAGATGTAAACAATAAGTTAGGTATAACTGATTATGTAAAGAATCAGGAATATGTTGAGTTTGAGAATAGTCAGATTCGTTCTCTATCTAAGAGCAAAGCTGTATCTAAGGAGCATGCAGGCAGGGTAAATGAGCTATTCAGCAACGTTGAGGGAGTGGATAATGATATGGCACAGTTCCGTGCTACTACATTTCCAGGTACGGCACGGGAGAGAAGCAATACGGTAGTTGATCGTAAGTTATACAAGACACAGTATGAACCAGCATGGAATTTAGACGCAGTACATCAAACGGAATATTTGCGCCGTAAAGGTGATTATCTTGAAACGGTACGAAATGCTATTGAAAATGGAACATCTATTCCTAATGTTACTCGTTCACAAATGTGGGAGTGGTACGGATTTACTAACCCCAAAGTAGATAATGTTGGTAATATTATTGGGATTGATTTAATAGATAAAGATTCGGGATTAGCTACCAACTCTTTTGGGCAAGTAAAGGTAGGTAAGTTTGGGGATGAAATGGTGGATAGTCCTACTCTATCTTTATTCAAACAGCGGTCACGAATGTCAAATGCTGTTGACCTTGAATATTCAATATTACGTCCATTTCCTGATATAGTAGACGAAGCTACTCCATTTGCTAAAACTGCTACCGAGGTAACTGTTACTTCCAAGAAACCAACAGGATACCCAAAAGGAACTTCTATAAAGATTACCCCTCTTGCGGATGAGACAATGGAACAAGCGTTGGCACGAGAGCGCAAAGCATTTGTTACTGCTATCATTGAGCACGAAGAGTGGGGGACACAAACACCCAAATATTATGTACAGAAGATACTTACTCCCACATTGAATAAAGTGGGTAAGAAACTTGATGATTTATCACCGGAAGAGATTGTAGATGAAATTAGAAAGTTAGCTAATATACGGGCAACAGAAGGATTACGTCATGTTCCCCAATCTCTAACGGATTTGGCAGATAAGATTGCATACGATATTGAGCAATTTAATTCAATGGCAGTTACTGGAAGAAACATACCTACTCCTATTGTAATGGCGAGATTGCCCGATGATTTGAGGGCGTGGTCAATGTATCGCATGAACAATCTTGCAGAACTTGAATCTTTTCAAGCTTCCTTAAAGACTTGGGAGAAGTTTATTGGAGATAAGTTAGGGGATGATACTCTGATGAAGATTCTAAAAATAGACCCAACAGATATGGGCAAGGTAAATCTTGCGGTAGGGGAAGCGGCACAGGGTATGGCAAAGACGAGAGATGCAGTCTTATATGGGGGAGAAATTGCGGGGCAAACAGTCGAGGGTGCAGTTCCAAAGATGAACGTGATTATGAAGAACTACACCACTTCTGCAACCAACTTTGATGAGTTTATGAAAACCATGTTCCCCTTCTGGATGTTCCCCCGCTCCGCCGCGCTTGCATGGACTCGCTTGATTGCAGATAATCCTACTATTCTTACTTTGTATAATAAATATATTCGCTATAGTTATGCTCATGTAACGTCAAATGGAATGGTGGATAGTAAGGGGCAAGCTCTTAAGTCTTATGTGGGTAAAGTTCCTATTATGAAGATCAACGGGCGTAACATTTGGATAGAGGCTTTTCCTGGATTACCTATTCGCTATATCTATAATTCTATTAGTGCAAAGCAACCCCAACAAGATGAACAGGCGGATGTTCCCATTGTACAACAAGTATTTGGATTTATTAGTAGAGAGGGAGAAGCTCGTGGTTTGCGAATGGGGTTGTTGGCAGAGATAATCACTTCTGCATTATCGGGAACACCTGATAGATATACAGGGCAAGGTGCGGTAGCAACTGCTGCTTCTTACGGCATAGAAACAGCATTACCAATTCCAAAAGAGTTGATTCCCCCTTTCCTTACTAATTTTATTGGAAACATGCTGAAGAAAGTAGGTATGCCTTCAATTGGAGATGCAGTTGACCCCCAAGTAACTTGGTTTGATTCTGTAGTTGAGGGTAAATTACTTACCCAATTACTTGCAGATATTCAATCCCGTCCTGGGGATACCAAATATGCGTTTGAAAGAGCGGCAGAAGTAAGAGATATATTAATGAATCCTAAACGGGAAGGTATTCCTGAATGGGATAAGTACGCGATGGAAACCAAGAATGATGATTTCTACAATAAGAATCTTGTTGGTTTTGTATCGGGATTTTACCCTCGCTATATGTCCGATGATGATATGAGTTTATATGCACTTCGTAATAAACTAAACTTTTTACGGGATGCTGCAAACAATTTACTCGGAACATCATTATTTGCAATAATGCCAAACGAAGCAAGACGGCAACAATTATATAACAATGAACGATATGATACTCCTGAAGGATATGTATGGGGGTTGCGTCAAAACACTCAATTTGTCAAAGACGAGTACACAGATGAAGTAATCACCGATCCAGGAGATAGACGTAATCGTATGGCGCAGTTATACTCAGAGGATATTCAGACCGAAGAGTATTATGCAGAAATGGAACGAGTTGCAGAAGTTAGGGACGCCAAGTTGAAGGCATTACCTATTGGAGATGCAGATGCTATGTTCCAAGTATATTCGGAATGGGGAGATACCCGCACACAGTTAGAGAAATTCTATCCGATGGCACAACGTGCATGGAGTAAAGGATATAAACCTGTGGAATTGGTTTATAATCATTACTCAAGTTTGTGGTGGCAGTTGATTCGAGAAACCAAACCTAAGTATGATATTGAACATGGCATGAAGTATGACGAATATCAAATCAATATGGATGAGTGGATTGATAAGACACTACCTATTTTGGGAAAGTCGCTCGCTACTACCTTTATGTTAAATATTGAAGGTGGGGGTGAAGATTCTGTAAAGATTACTAATCAATTACTTGCAGAAACCAATCGTAAGGGATGGGAAGCATATCAAGTTAATTCAGACGACATATTTGAAGCATTATTACGTGGATGGGAAACTTTATACCTTGATCCATTCTATGTAGCGATGGAGGGCAAGGAAAGTTATGCGTACCAGTTAGCAGAACAGCAATGGTTGGTTGTGAATAAACAACCAACCCCGTCACAACTATATGATTTCATTATAAAGACCTATGGTAAAGATAAATGGACTAAAGATGATGTCTATAATGCTATGACCGTACCGACGGGGGAACCAAGAATGACTTTGGATGTCCCACAAAAGCAACAAACAGGCAAAGATGAGCGGGAAAAGCAGTTCAACGACATTAAAGAGTGGTATTCATGGGCAAATGTAGCTACAAAATTATCTCAAGAGAAGAAACCCATTACATTTTCCGCCGTTTTCAAGAAAAATGGTGGGGATGCCAATGCTTTGAATACACTTTGGGGAGTTGTAAGTCCTTACTCCTTCTCAAATGTAGCAGAATTTGACAAATTATACGAAATTGCGCTCAAAACTAAAGAAGATATGCAGTTGCAACCCCCGGACGCACAGGGATTGGGAATATTAGCTAAAGCACAATCAGAAAATGATAAATTGGGGCAACTTTTGACCCGGCAATTTGGTGCTGCTTGGAAAGATACCTTTACTTTATATGAACAGCAAACCAAAGCAGATAAGAAAGCATGGCAAAAGCAGAATCCAGAGAAATTTGCACAGTATGTAGAGTATACAAAGATAAAGAAACAATTTGCACTTGAATATCCAGATTGGGCAGAATACTACGGGGGAAAATATGTAAGTAGTGTTGGTGCTTCTTCTGAGGGTTCAACACCATTAGTTCGAGCAAATTATGGGGGAGGCGCTACTTCCATTCCCAAAGCAACAGTTACTTCCATGAAATTGTTTGGTGCACCTCTGCGAACTGGTACTAATTTAGCAAGTTTAGGTTTTAGTGGCGATTTCAGCAAGGTTGCGGGTGAATGGTTACTAAATGAAATATCCATAGCGGCTGGAGGTACTCGCAAATTGAGTAAGGCTGCACTTACCCGGTTGAGAAATATGCAGGGAATCTATCCGAGTCTATCGCGGGAAATTGGTGCGATTATTGCTAAATATTCATAGGGAATATAGTAGATATTTGTCATAAATATATTGACAAATAAGCAAATGTGTGGTATAATTAATACTTGGTAAGTGGAGGAAACTTAATATGGAAAAATCGGCTACGGAAGCTGTAAAGTCCGACGCTTCTGAAGAAGAGGTGGTCGTGGCTGGCGAGGTTTCTGCAAAAGAGACGCCCGCACAAGAATCCGAAGGCGCGGTGGAAGGTAGCGAAAGTCAGGAAACTGCGCCTGCGGATGATGTAAAAGCAAAGTATGATGAACTCGTCCGCAAATATGAGAAAGACATTGGCGCGATCAAGTCAGTGCTGGATAAGAGACTATCTGATACGCAGAAGTCTGCGGAAGACCGAGAACGAGCCCTCAAGGCACAACTCGACGAACTTCGTAAAAAGACAATGAACGAAGATGATTACAAGGACTATGAGAGAAGTCTCTCCCTTGAAAGAATAACCGAGTTGCAAAAGGAAGTAGAGCATGAGAGGGCGGAGAAGGAACAGATAAAACAATTCAATTATTATCTGAATATGTTCTCCCGTGATTTTGGGCTTTCCGAAAATGACTTCAAGACAGATGGGACTCTGGAAGAACTCTTTAACAGCGGGATGGCAGCGGTGAAGGATAACCTTAAGA